TTTGTTACCGCCGTGAGCGAATAAACGTACGCCTCAGTGAATGGTAATGGCGCGGCGGCACCGCCAGTCGTTTCTGGCGCCACAACCGGAGCATCAGGATCGGCAACTTCGTCGAGTGCACCACTCTCCCCGCAGGCAGGCGGAATGTAAGTCAGGTTCTCGTCATCGAAGTTGTCCTCCAGCAACGTTGTTCCACCGTTCTTGAACAAGATGTCGTCCAGCATCGTGCCGGGAACAATTGTGCCAGCGTAATTCTGCTCGAAGTAGATGCGAACAGGGGCGTCAAACGCCGCAGTGAAATTGAAGTTGTAGGTCTGGAACACGTCGTTCCACGCTGGGAACACCGTTTGCTCAAATACCTTCGTATCGCCAACCCGCAGCGATACCGTGATGGATTGCGAGGCTTCCGATTGCTGGTTGCCAGCGGCTTTGAACGAGATCAAGTACGTCTGGCCAGCAACCACGTCGAACGTGTCTATTGTTCGGATGACAGTATGCGACTGGCCGGATAACTCGATGTAAAGCCCGTTGCCGGGAAGGAAATCGCGTAAGCCCGGACCAAGCAGGTTGACGCTGCCTTCGACAATCTCCCAGTTCACAAACGTCGCGTAGTCCATAGCCGGAAGATTCTCGTGCCTGTCTCCTGGATCAACGCACGAGCCTGCGCACAGCAGTTTCTTAAGATAATTGAGTTGCAGCAACGTGTCAGCCGAAGTTGAATCGCTGGCGTTGATGAAGAAACCGCCTGTGGCAATGCGTTCGGCGAGGTCGAATCCCTGCAAGACACCGCTAGCTCGCGGTGCGACGACGATAACTGTGCCGCCAGCCTGCTTGAACGCGAAGACGGCATCGAGAATGGCTTGGCGGGTTGGCATTATTCTGGCGTTTTTGAACCAGCGGTGCCAACATACACGGGAGGGTTGACCAAAGACAGTGTAGCCGTGGGTTTGTTTTCGGCGTCGGATGGCGGTGGATTCTCGTCAGGCGGTGGTGCCGAAGTCTGCGCACTGCCAAAGACTCTGCGCCAGCCGAAATCCAAGTCTGTTTCTGTGTCCAGCCAACAGGTCTTTTCCGTCAGCCTTGCAGCCGTCACCATATCGCAAAAACAGCCCTTGTCTCGCAGTTCCTTCACCAACGGAGAGCCACACGTCAGCAGTCCGAACTTCTGAAAACTGATCGGGCATTGGCGGCAGGCGGCAATGCGCTTTTCGTAAATCTCATCGCTTACTTTGCCGCCTTCCTTCAATCCACCAAACCAGAGCTTCACCGCTTTTCCGAGGCGTCGCCAGAAATCACGACGGAACGGGTTTGAGCCGAAGGCGGCGATAAGGAGTGAGGCGCAGAGTCTAACTTTGTTCATAGCCTAACCGAAACCAATCGCGCATCGCCACTATCGGCAGTGTTGATGCCTGACACAAGGTTTTCCAATTCGGTCCAACACTGGCGTATGACCAAGTAACTCGCGGCGTCGAAGATGTGCTTGTACTCACTCTGGCTGCTTATAGAATAGGGATGTTTCCCGCATTTGATAAGCCTGTTCATCTCAATCAGCTTCGGACATCTCGCCGCAGAGAACAAGAGCCGTTGCTGAAACAACAACTTCTTCCACAGGCGAACTCGTTGCGCGACACTCTCGCGGCCTTGATGAACGCTTTGCAGAATGATTTTCCCACCACTGGCAGCATACACTTCCTGATGGTGATACGTCTTGGAGATTGGCTCCCATCGGTCGAACGCGCTGCGGTCGCTCCAATGAACCCACATTACAGGCTTACCAATCCACGCTTCCCATAGATTTATTTTTTCCAGCGCAAGCTCAGTGAACTCCGCGACAGATAGCCGTTCACCAATGACAACTTCCTCGTCAATGAATTTGAAGACGGATGATTCTGGCACGCCAGGATCGCCGGGATAAATCTGCTCAGCCATCGCCATTGCGCTATTCGTTCCGCCGATGTCCCAACCGCACAGCAATTCCGAACACCCATCCTGTGGAATTAAAATCTCGGTGTCAGGATCGTGTTCGTCGCCGACAATGTGAATGGCTGGCAGGAATGTGCCTGTGAACAAACCGCCCGTGTCCGCATCCGTCCACCGACCGTAACCGTATCGCGCAAGAACCTGCGGATCGTAGGAGAAATCCGCCAGAATATCTTTCTTACGCTGTTCGCTCAGGGAAAGATTGTCGTCGAGCGTGAATTCGAGAAGGCGAAGGTGCTTCTGGCGCGGTCGCTGTTCCTCTGGTAAATCCTCCGGGTCAGCCGTCCGAAGCTCGTACCATTCCTTGTAAGCGAAATGCTTCTTGTTGGACGGGTTGGTGTCGGCCAGCAACACATGATCTTCCTCCGCTACACCAGGACAGCGCAAGGCGTGCTTCAACGTGTCAAACGTCTTGAAATCTTCGTACTCGGAAAGCTCCGGCCAGTAAATCATAGAGAAGTAGCGGTCTTTGAAGAAGCCTTCCACGTCACGCTCGTCCATCAGGGAGTTTAATTCCAGACGTGAACTGCCGCCAAACTTGTTGCGGACTCGGCAAAACAGTTTCTTGGTCGTGCCGTCCTGCCGTGGCGTGGCCAACTCGTTCTTCCACCGGCCTATGCCCATTGGCGCCCAGTTGAATCCGAAGTCGCCGGCAATCCATTCGGGGACAATCTGCTCGGTTATCATGTTCCAATGTCCGGAACTGCTGCCAGACGTGATGGACTTGGCCAGAATGCAAATCGAGGCGTGTTTGACGTTCCAAGCGTGGTCAACGATTGCTTCCCAGCACGCCCGGCTTTTGGCTGACCAGCGCGGACCACTGGCGAGAATGAACTTCCGCATCCCATCGCGCTTGCGGCACTCGCGCAACAGGTCGAATTGACGTGGAAACAAGTCAGGGCGCCAAACGCCGTTTTGAATCATTCAGGAATAGGTTGACTCAGCACTGCATTAGCGTTACCACTTCCTGAGACTGTTTACCACAGCCAACTTTCTAATGCCATGAATGTCACGATCACCGTCACCGACCCGGACCTGATTTCCGCTATAAAATCATGGGAAGACGGCTCGGAATACCAGTTCACCGTCACTCAGGATGCACCGATGAAGTTCACGGCGACCAATGCGGAGGAAGTGCCCGAAGAACCAGCCGCATCAGAGGAAGCCGAACCGGAATACGCTGCGAAGAAATCTCCCGGCATCGCACTACTGATCGCCAAGCCCGCCAAGTGATTTCTCAAAAGACACTTACCGCACACAAGCTCGACTCTGCCAGCTTGAAGCCTCTGTTTGAGGCAAAAACCAAGAAGCCCGGTGTCAAAAAGCTTCTCGACCTCATCCGCGACCGCGTAACCGATGGGCGCAAGCGTTCGCTCAAAGACCACCGAATGTGGGCGGCGGTTGACCTCGCCTACGACGCGCCTTTCAACCAGATCACACCGACGATTCTCCGCGCCATCATGGGCGGCGAAGGCACAGCCGCGCAAATCCGTGAAACAGTCAAGTCATGGAAGCTGAACGAGCGCGAAGTGTTTTGCTGCAAACCGGGCGCGGGGCCGAACGGCACCGACCTTTACGAACTCAACGCTCCCGCTTTTGTGCCCGTGACAGTGCCGCTCGTGCGGGCATACCTGACTGTCCGCGTCGCCAAGCTTTTCAACGACCGCAACCTGAACCCGCTGCATTCCTACGAGCCGTTGAAGTCCACGACGCAGAACAAAATTCGTTGTGAGATTGTCACGGATGCGGCGCAGGCGATGACGGTGACAATGGGGCATCGCTCCTCGTTGCGCCAAATGATCTTCAATTCCTGCATGTATTCCGTCGCGCTCATGTTCCCGCGTGAGCCGTGGTACACCGAGGAACAGGAAGGTGAGGATGGGAAGATGAAGACGGTTCGGCAAGGCACTCGTCATGTTCTACCGCACATCACCCGCGAGTTCTGGGACCAGCAATATCCTCCTGACACTTTTAACACTGACACTGGCTGCACGTTCGGTGGGCATTGGGGGATGATGCGCTACGGCGACGTGGCGCGGAACAAGGACTACTGGAACAAAGAGGACATCAGCTACGGCCAGATTGATTGGCTATCGCCAACCGCGACATGGGCGAACTACTTCAAGCAGGCTTACCCATGCACGGAGCAAGTTCCCGTGATGCCGAAGGCCAGCACGGAAACCGACCGACAAGACATCGCCACGAAGTACATCGAAACGGATTACGACAAAGGCGTGTTCGTCACCTACCTGTTTATGAAGCTCGTCCCGAAGGATTGGGACTTGGGCGATTACGATAAGCCTGTGTGGTTCGGGTTGACCGTCGCTTCAGACGACACCGTTATCTTTGCCGATTCGTACAGCTATTCTCCCATCATCTACGACGGTTACGACTCCGATCAAAACCGTGGACTGAACGCCAGTCTCGCGCTGGAAATTCTGTGGGCGCAGGATTTGTTGAGCAATTTGCTGACGCAGGTTCATCTGACGACGAAGCACAACCTGTGGAAACTGGTGCTTTACGATGTTCGGTCAGGCGCCAAGTCGGCGATGGAAGCACTGGAGAAAAAAGACAACTGGGAATATCAAGGTCCGCAGATTGTCCCGTTTGATTCAGCACAGACGCGGGTAGGCATGGTGACAACCGGACAGAACGCGCTTCAAACCGTCACCTTCCCGCAGGGCAACACGGCGGAGATGATGGCGACAATCAACGTCGTCACTTCACTGCTCGAACGCACGTTGGTCATCAGCCCGCAGGAAATCGGTGCAGCGGCTTCGCATCAGCAATCCGTAAAGGAAGTCCAGATCACAAGCGTCAACACGACGAATCGGCTCAAATACACTGCTTCGTTTACCGACGATGCGATTGACGCTTGGAAGCGGCAGAAGTACGAGGCGATGCTGGCGCACGCGCCGCGTGAATTCATCGCGCAGGTTTCATCCGACATTCCTGATCTCGACAAACATCTGGAGGACCTTGGCTTCGACAAGGTGGAGGATTTGCCGGACCACAAGAAAACCATCGTCAAAGGCAAAACGGAGAATCTTAAAATTGAAGGCTTCGTATCGCAACGCGAGGGGCCGGATCGTCAGGATGACGCTCGCACGGCACAGGCGGGTTATCTGGCGATTCAGGCCATCAACCAGAATCCTATGGTTGCTCAGATTCTCGACCCGACTTCCGTTCTGGAACAACTGGAGATTCTCGCCCGCAAAGCCGGAGCCGACGCCGATTTCAAAATCCGAACCAACAAAGACGCGCAGACATCGCAACAACTCGTCCAGGCCGTCGAACAGATCAAGGCGGCAATCTTCAAGGACGTTGGCGAGCAGATTGCCAAGCCAGCGGCGGAAGCCATCGGCGAACAAAAGGCGATGAATCTGGAACAACAGAAAGCCATCATCCAGCAAGGCGAGCAAATCGCGGAACTCGCCAAAGCCGTCGAACGCATTCAGGCGCTCGCTCAAGCTGCGTTGCCTATCCAGCCGCCTGATATGATGAGCCAAGCTTCAAGCGTGGCTGCTGCTGGCGGTGTCACACAACCAATGGTTAATAACGGAGCACTCGTACCACCACTTGAACCTCCAGCTCAAACAACAATCGTTACTGCCCCAACAGGAAGCCTCGCTCCGAGCATGGCTGGCCCAGTCTGAATTCAGCCTGTTGCTGGACGTGTTGAACTCGCGTCTGTGCGAGAAGGAATTGAAGTGCGCTGCAAGCAGGTTTGGACGCGACATG